TTTATATAAAGAGGACGCACAATCCTCTTGATTCTACCTTTTTTGCATCAAAATAAATAAGACATTTTTCTGCAAATAAACAATTCTACAAATAAATCGTGGTGTGAATAGCCACAAAATGTCTAGATAAAGCAATATTATATTCACTTTAATATTGCTTTTAGCGCATGTGTATATACCCAAATGGTTAAGGGAATAGTCTGCAAAACTATTTTGTGTCGGTTCGAGTCCGACTATACACTTTAGGGGTGAATACAAATGAAAATACAACTTTTAGGCACAAAAGAACTACAGATAAGCGAAACAAAGCAATCTAAGGTGAATTTCTTCACGTTAACACGAGAAAATAATATTAAGAATTACATAAGCCACCATATTCTACTTGTTGATGTGTCGGGCAGTATGACTCACCAAATTGTGACGTTAAAACACAAAGTTAAAGAAACCATACAAACACTTATTGAAATACCAAATTCATATGTCTCAGTTATCAAATACGCTGGACACTATGAGTCAAAAAGGATTGTAAACGCTGTAAAATGTGATGAAATGTCATATAAGATGGCAAATGTGTTTGATACCATTGAAAAAGAGCTGTATACAAAAAGTGTTACTGTTATGTCAGAACCATTACAAGATAGCATTGAAATATGTCAATCTTTAATGGACACTTGCGACAAACATCATATTGCATTATTTACAGATGGATGCCTAGTGACTTCAAAATGGTCAGAAGAAGAAGAGCGTAAAAAATGCTTTGATGTGGCTAAAATTTGTAGTGACGAAGGTATTTTTCTCAATGCTATCGGTTTTGGGCAATATTATGATAGGTTGTTTTTGAAAAATATGATTGAAGTAGCTGGCAATGGATCTTTGATACATATTGATGATGTTGAAAATTATAGCGAAGTTATAATGAAAACAATCCAAAAGGTAAATGAAGAAAGTTTGCAAACAGTAAACCTAACAGTATCTAGCGGTAAAATTTTCAATATTGGCACATCAATGTTAAAAATGAATATGAATGTAAATGTAAATGATAACGTCATAGCAATAATTGATAGTGACTGTGTCAAAATAGATGATGAAAGTTATAATGTAAATGGCTGCATAACAGCAGATAACAATAATATTATTGATGATTTTTACTATTCGCTGGCTAGAATGTATTTACAGGAAGAGGATATAGATAACTTTGAGTTTATCATCAAGTATTTAGGTGATGTGGATTTATTCTCTAGAACACAAAATTGTTACAGCTTTATTGAAAAGGGTAACGCTATCAACAAAATCACAGAAGCGTTACATAATCCAAAACTTAGATTTTTAGGTGGCAGAAATCAAATAATAGAAACATCTGCTACAGAAAAAGTATGTTTGTTAGAAATGCTTCAATTGATTATGGAGGATGAAGACAGTCTGCTATATTGGGATTTAGAAATGCCTTATCATAGGATAACACAAGCTAACAAATGCGTTGAGGATGATATTGAGTTTCATCGTCAAAAAACTGGATTAGTGCCTATCACTAGTATCTCAGTAGGTTCAGAAAAATTAAATATCGGTGTTAAAGTAAAGATTGAGGGTACCGTTAAAGATAAAATTTCTGGATATGAAAAAAAGGCATGTATTTATAGGGACTACAACCTTGTTAACAGCGGTAATGTCAATGTACCTTATATTAATGTAAAATTATCAGCACAACTATTTGTAGTTTTTTGGCAAGCTGAAATCATAAATAAAGAAATTACTGATAAAGGTATACAGGTTGAAGATAACCAATGGGTGTTTCAAATACCTCTAGATGGTATAAAATCTGCTAATAAAAGATTGCTCAAATCAATGTCAATGAAAGAGATCAGAGATAATCTAGTTGAAACCGCTGCATTAAAATGTAAACAATGGGCGTATGGTCAAGTCATAAAAGAGGTAGTTGGCGATAAAGATAAAGTTGATTTATTAGACCTTTCATTTGATGAACAAGAAATTAGAAAGCTATTGCGCATTGATGAAAACGGTATATATCAACCATTAAAGGTTGAAAAGGATAACACCACACCTTTTGAAATATATCCTGCTACGTATTTAACATGGCAAGTCAATCAGTTTCCAGAAAAGATTAAAAAAGAAGAATATTTAAAATCTATCAAAAAAGTAATCAAAGATCTTGGCTTAATCATCGGGCAAGACAATATTGATATATATGATATCTTATCAAAATCTTTAAAAAACACCAGAAAAGAAATTAGAGAACGTGAGTTGAGGATAAATTGCATCAGAATAGCTTCGGCACTCATGAATAAATCTCCTTTTATTTGGGATATAGAGTTGGAAAAAGATAAAAAAAGTACCGACAAAATATTAAATAGAAATATGGTTATTGGTGGAAAAATTAACATCAGTAAAAAAACTGTTGATAATGATGTTATAGAGCAGCAACGCTGGATACAACTCATTAAATCTAACTAACAAACAAAAGATTATATAACAAAAATATAAAATACACATCAGGAGGAAAAATCTATGCAAAATGAAAGTAAATTGATACAAAACAAGGGTAGCTTTGTTGTCAAAGGTGTTATCGAAGGTAAAAACAATCCAGCAAACAACAATGGTTACAAAGAGGGCGTTTTAGAAAATGGTAAATCAAAAGGTGCAAAATATCGTTCAATCAAATTCAAATTAAAAACATCCAACGACAATATTATCCCTGTCGAACTGTTTGGATATGAGAAAGAAAAGGTTTACTTCTATAATAAAGACGAGAAAGATAAATCTAAAAAAACAGTAGCGGTAGATTGGGCAAAAAGACATTTAGAGCCTAAAAATGGTTATAAGTTAATCACGCCAGAATATGACCTCGTTGAAAAAATTAAAAATGACTTAAATGATGGTGACACAGTAAGAATTATAGGTGACTTCCAGTTTCAAAAGTACGAGGACAAACAAGGCAATAAAAAAAAGCAAACAAAGTATAATATCAAACAAATACATGCATCTGAAGATACTTTATTCTTTGATGATGAAAAATTTGAAGAAGTAAATGAATTCACTCAAGAGGCGGTTATCAATGAAGTTGAAGTGGATAATGAAGCAAAAAAATTATACTTACATGTCTATATTATTGGATATAATGCGAATGTTTCTACTACCACGTTTGAAGTAGATATGTTGAAAGCACATCCAGCATTTATCGATACACTAAAAGGCATGAAGTTTGGTGACTTTTTGAAATTCTATGGCAAAATTCATTGCAGAAGTATCGTTGAAGAAACCAATGGCGCATTTGGATTACAAATCATAAAAGATTTCAAAAAAAGTCTTGAAGTAGTTGGGGCTGATGGTGCGACATATGAAAGAGCTATGTATACCGAGGATGATTTTTTGACTATTGAAAAACCTGAAATCATTAATTGGGGCGAAGTGGCAAAAAATACAAATGCTAAAACAGCAGATGGTTATGAAGCGTTGCCATTTGATTTATAACAACAAACAAAAGATTATATAAGGGATGGTAAATATACATGGGATTAAAAGATTTAGTACCTAATAAAGTACAAGTTTTACTAGAGCAATACTTACATGTGGTAATTGGTCTAAGAAAAACTGGGAAAACCACCATATTTAGGGATTTAGTTTATGAGAAGTACAACGGCGATATGACAAAAGGATTATTATTTGGTTTTGAAAAGGGGTATCAATCTCTTGATGGTTTGTACGCTGAGGCAATAAAAGATTGGACACATTGGGAAACATCGGTAGCTGAGTTAATTGCGGATAGAGCTACATTGCCATATCGATTACTTTGTATTGATACCATTGATGAAATGGTGTCAATGGCAGAAAAAGAAGCTATTAAATTCTATAATGCCAGAGTAGAGCCATCAAAAAGAGCAAAAACAATAAATGAAGCAGGTGGTGGGTATGGTAGAGGTAAAGCATACACTAAACAACTCATTAAAGATTCAATCAATAAATTACTAAAGGCAAATTTTGGGATCTTCCTACTTGGGCACTCAAAAGAAAAATCATTAAAATTAAAAGATGGTACAGAATATGATCAACTATCATGTTCTCTCACAAATGATTATGCTGATATATTTTTAGATATGGCAGATTTAATAACTTTTTTCACTGTAGAAAAAGAAATTGAAAGTTCACAGGTTACTAAAACACAGGTTTTTATGAATTTTCGCTCAGATGTTATTGATTGCGGTGGAAGATTCAAAGATTTACCAGATAAAATAGAGTGGGGTGCAAGAAATTATTTAAACGTATTTGAGACTGCTGTAAAATCATCTATGTTGCAACCACCGAAAGATATCGAAGAAATCAAACTCGAACAAGAAACAGCTTTTGAACAGCAAGCGCAAATAAATATTGAAGAAATGTTGACTTTGCCAAATGCTATAAAGGAGATAAAAAAAATCATGAAAGAAAAATTAAAATCTAAAAGTATTGATAATACGTTTATAATGAATGTTTTATCGAAAAATGGATTTAATACACCTGATGATATTGACGATGCCCATATAGCGAAAAAAATTATTACAGAGTTTGAAAGTGCCTGATGCGTAAAATCTCGATATGGATATATTGGATGTTAATCATTTCAATATGTTTATGTTTACAATCAGATAGCAATCAGCAAGTCAAACCAATAGTACACGTTACACCAAATAAAAATTTTTCGCTAATGGCTCAAAAACCAAGTATCAAACCAACACCTAAAGCAACTAATATCATAATCAACACACCAATACCAACCATAGCACCAACAGTAACGCCAACAATAACACCTACAGCAATACCAACACCTGTAGCAACCATTAAACCAACAGTAAAACCAACGGTAAAAGTTATAAGAAAATCAAAACGAGTTGAATCAAAATTAAGCTCAAGATCTGGTAGCACATATAGAGTATCAGCCTACGATCTTAGTGTGGCAAGTTGTGGAAAATCACGCTCGAATAAAAATTTTGGTAAAACAAGATCTGGTTATAACCTAGCAAATAAAAGTCATAGTGAAGCCATGACGATTGCTGCTGATTTAGATATTTTACCGATGGGTACAAAGGTGTACATCGAATTTAAAAATGCACGTGTAAGTAAGTATAATGGCGTTTATACAGTGCGTGATACTGGTGGTGCTATACATGGATATAAACTAGATTTATATATTGGTGATGATGCTTATCAAGAAGCTATGGATTTTGGCGTACAAAGGGCATACGTAAGAGTAGTTGAGTAAACGTGAAAAAGTTATTGAATTCTGTTTATAAATTGTAAGGCGGTTAGAAATAACCGCTTTTTACAGTAAAGAGGTGAGAGATATTGAAATGTAAATACTGTAAAACAGAAATTGAGTTACATGAATTACATCAAGAACCGATGAAGGATAGAAAAGGAAATATCAAATTAAAAAAAAGTGGATTACCACAAACACATAACAGCCACAAAGAATGTTATCGCAAAAAAGTAACTGATTGGAAAAATTTAATAAGCTTTTTTGAACCAAAGTACTTCGCATTAACACCAAAAGAATTATGTGTGCAATTAAAGCAGTTTGCGAAAAGGGTTGAATATAAACAAATGCTAGATTGTTTCAAATTTATGGAAGAAAACATAGATAGAAACTTAGAAGGTAAAACTTTTTTAAGCGAAAGTAATTTTGGAAATTATCTTTTCGCAGTACTAACGAATCATATCAGAACATTTGAAAAAAGAAAAAAACAAAAAGAATTAGAGACTAAACATGAATTATATCAACTTGATAATGATAATACAATTTTTATAGATAGAAGTAAATATAAAGGTACACAAATAAAAAGTATTAATTATGACATTTTAGATTAAAGGAGAATGAATATGAATAAAAATTTAATGGTGGTAAATAATAGAACAGACGATAAAAACCAAAAACAAATATAGGAGGCAACAAAATGATAAACAAATTAATGGTAATAGAGCAAAGGGAAGTATTAGGTATGGATTTTAAAATTTATGGTGATATTGATAATCCTTTATTTTTAGCTAAAGATATCGCTAGTTGGATTAATTATGATTCAACAAGCATTAATAAGTTAGTCGGTTTAGTAGAGGAATCAGAGAAGGTACGGAGCATTATTCCGACCCTTGGAGGAAATCAAGAATCATGGTTTTTAACAGAAGATGGTTTATATGAAGTGTTGATGCAATCAAGGAAACCAATTGCAAAAGAATTTAAAAAGCAAGTAAAGCAAATATTAAAAGATATTAGAAAGCATGGCATGTACGCAACGGAGAATACAATTGAAAAGATGATTAACAATCCAGATTTCACAATTCAATTATTGATTAAGTTAAAAGAAGAAAAAGCATTAAGGTTAGTTGCTGAGGCAGAAAAGGAGTTAGTCACTGTTGAAAGAGATACCGCTTTGAAAACTGTTGATTTGTTGACACATGTTAACAAGCTGTATAATACCACAGAGATCGCAAAAGAATTAGGATTAAAATCAGCTAATGTGTTAAATAGGTTTTTAAATGAAAAAGGAATCCAATATAAAAGTGGAGGAACATGGGTATTATATAGCAAGTACAGTGATTTAGAGTATGTATCAATTAAACAAAGACAGTTAGAAAATGGGACAGTGATCTATGATCGAAAATGGACTCAAAGAGGAAGAGAATTCATACTTAATTTATGTAACTTGAGAGTTTACAAATGAAAACTAAAAAAGAAATCATAAAACCAAACCAAATAATCGCTGATCCTGCCGTTGAAAGCATTGTAGTAGGTATCCTGTTCAGAAATCCAAAACTCATTCAAGAATACATAGAACTTATCATTCCAGAATATGATTTTTCTGAAATTGAAATGAGATTTTTATATAATGTGCTAGTGGACACATACTTGAACAGTGAATTGATTAATGAAACCTCTATCAATATCACAGTGTCAAAAATGGATGAAGAGGACAAAGCAATATACAAAAATTTAGGTGGGTATAAAGTATATCAAAGACTTTCAACGGTTTCAGAAGTATCAAATGATTTTAAAAAATATTATGTACAGCTAAAATCCTATAACATGTTAAGGCATTTAGACAATAAAGGATTTTCCGTGCGCCCGAACTTAGATAAGTTAAAAGATAAATCAGCAGAAGACATCATAAAAATGTATGAAATCCAATTGATGAAAGCCACTAGTTACATAACAGGAATCAATGATAGCGTTATTTTAGGCGATAATATTTTAGATTTATACTTTGGATTAAAAGCAGATCCAAGTGTTGGTGTAAGTTTACCATTTTTGTTATTCGATTCCCTTGTTAGAGGATGGGCAACATCTACATTTTACGCTAGTGCGTTACATAGTGGTTTTGGTAAGTCTAGAATGATTCTATTCATTTTAACATATACCAGCGTAATAAATAACATACCAGTGCTATTCATGATCAATGAGCAAGAGAAAAAAGAAGTAGAGCTAATGTTACTTACTTGTGTTGCCAACAATGTATTCAGCTCAAAATATGGTGGATTACAAGTGGATGAAACAGAGATAGCACTAGGTAAATGTACTGGACAAACTGAACAAATGGTAATTGACGCAGCCAAATTTATTCAAGAAAGAAGCAAAATTCATTTTTTAGAAATACAAGACTGGAGTTTCGATTCTCTTAAAATGATTTTAAAAAAGCATAAGTTAAAAGGTATAAATTATGCAGTAATTGACACGTTTAAATCAATGAGAGGTAAAGAGGTTAATGGTATGCCTGATTGGATGCAATTTTCTTACACTGCTGAGCGATTAAAAATGATGATAGGCTCAGAAGCTAAAGGTGGATTGAATATGGGGCTATGGGTTACCATGCAACTTACTGATGAAAGTT